TCAAAAGGTTGGCGAAGACAGAGGTGCTCGTAGCCGCGGTAATAATATCAAGGCAATCTTCATCCAGAATGAAGCCGGCGAACGTTTTAAATATCCGATGGCACATCTAGCCGGTGCTCGTGCTATGCAACGTCACGTAGCCAATGGTGGTGCTCCATACGATGTGACTGGTAGTGAAATTATCAAGATGAGCGAGCAAATCAAAGCTCTAAGTACATTCAAACGTCAAGTTGGCAATACAGAACAATTAACAACAGAAGCACGTGGCATCGTAGATCGTGTTGGTAGTAAATTAAACACCTTGCGTTCTACACTAGAATCCATCACCAAGCAAACACATTACGAATCTTGGAGAGAGTCATTAGAAGCTGCCGATCTAATCGAACAAACTGAAATCGATCCAGCAACATTAGAAGACTACAAATCTAAATTTACAGTTAGCTCTTTCAAAGAAGATCTAGCACAATATTTCCCATTAGTATATTCAATCATGCAAGAAGCAGGCGAACTTGATTTAGAAGATTACGTTGGAGAAGATTCAAAAGACGACGAACACGATTGCGGATGCGAAGACGAATGCACCTGCGACGAAGTTAAAGAAGATGTGTTTAGCAAATTTGAATCATGGGCCGATGAGGTTGCATTAGAACATGTCCAAGAAGAACCATCTCTAGAAGAAAGCTGGGCATCAATGACTCCAGATGTTGCCGGACAAATGATCGATGCAATTAGCGATTACTATCCACGTAGATTAGAAAAACATGGTGATTCAACATACGCTAAAAACCTATACATGGATTTGGCAAAAATCGCTCGTGCAAATAAACAAACAAACGAATTTGACAAGATGTGCCGTGCCGCTCAACACAGCGCACACATGGATTACGATACAAATCCAGGCGGATTTGAAAATTGGTTTTGGTATTTGATTCCGATGGTAAATCGTATCGCCAAAGCACACGGTCGTCACGATGTTAAACAAGCACACGACGAGACCGATGAAGGACAAGTCGAAATGGAAAATTTAAAAGATAAATCCGACAAGACATGGCTAAAGTCAGCAGGTAAAAAGCCCGGCATCGGACACAAAATGAAAGATGCTCTAAAAGGTGTGAAGGCATTTGCCACCGGCGATAAAGAAGCTGAAAAGAAATTAGATACGTATGAAGATATGAAGCAACCTAGATTGCCACAAGAAGCGATGACAGAAATTGCTCGCATCGTAATGACAAGTATTAATCGTGGCGATGATCCAGATATGGTTGGCACAGTACCACGCGGCGACGAATCCATCAAGATTGAAGTTACTAAGAAATATGGAGAGAAGGCCGGCGAACTAGCAGAGCAACTACTCCAAATTAAAAAAGAAGAAGTTAAGCGTGAGTTTGAATCACGTCAGCAGATGGCAGAAATGCGCCGTCTTGCTGGTTTACCGATTACTGAGGCCGATGCTTGGAAAAAAGAAACACCTTGGATGAAAGCAACTAAAAAAGATCCACGTGGTAAAGTCACCAATCTAAGTGACAAGGCACGTAGAGAAACTGAAAAACACACAGCAAAAGATACAAAAGAATCTACTGGTGACTATTCTGCTAAGAAGGCAGCCGCTGGTAAAGACATTGGCAAACCTGGTAAAAACTTTTCTAAGATTGAAAAATCAGCAGGTGGCGGTGCAAAAGGCAAACGTATTGCTGGTAAAGTATTGGCAAACCTTCGCAACAAATAATTGGTTAAAATAACCAGAAATTATCCTAGATAAACATTGACAGGATAAATAAACTAGCATACAATTAAACGTATGCTAGTTTTTTCTTTATGTAGTTGCATGGAGAAAAGAGGCATAGAAGCAAAACAAAGGCATATTATTAAGGAGAAAAATTATGGCATCTTTGGCAGAAATCCGCGCTAAACTTCAAGAAGCGCAAAATAAATCAAGTGGTCAATCCACAGGCGGCGGCGACAACGCAATTTATCCACACTGGAATATCCCAGAAAATTCAGAAGCAGTAGTACGTTTCCTACCAGACGCAGACGGTGATAACACTTTCTTTTGGGTAGAACGTGCGATGATTAAATTACCTTTCGCAGGTATCAAGGGAGAAACCAATTCCAAGCCAGTTACTGTACAAGTTCCTTGTATGGAAATGTGGGGCGAAACTTGTCCAATCCTAACTGAGGTACGCCCTTGGTTCAAAGACAAGAGCTTAGAAGACATGGGTCGTAAATATTGGAAGAAGCGTAGTTACTTGTTCCAGGGCTTTGTAGTTGATGGTCCATTAAAAGAAGACAAAACTCCAGAGAATCCAATCCGCAGATTCATCATCGGTAGCCAAATCTTTAACATCGTTAAAGCGGCACTAATGGATCCAGACATGGAAGATCTACCAACAGACATCTTACGTGGTGTTGATTTCAAAATCACTAAAACATCAAAAGGTGGTTACGCTGACTACAGCACATCTAAGTATGCTCGTCGTGAACGTGCATTAGATGATGCAGAACAAGCGGCTCTCAAAGAGCATGGTTTGTTTAATCTCAAAGACTTCCTACCTAAGAAGCCAGGTGAAGTTGAACTCAAAGTCATGAAAGAAATGTTTGAAGCATCAGTAGATGGTGAAGCATTTGACATGGAACGTTGGGGTCAATACTTTAAACCAGCAGGAATGGGTGGTAGTGGATCTGCAACAGGTTCAAATACACCAGCGGCAGCCCCAAAGGCAGCTCCTGTAGTCGGGGAAGATGATGACGCCCCTTTTGAGCCAGCGGCATCAGCACCCGCACCTCAAGTTGCTGAATCTGCTCCTGTGGAAGCGAAAGCTACACCAGCGGCTGGCAGTGAAGCAAGTGCAAGAGCACAAGACATTCTTGCAATGATCCGTAACCGTCAAAAACAATAATTAGGAGATAGACTATGGGAAAAGCCTTCGATGTTTCGAAGTTCCGTAAGTCTATCACTAAGTCAATTGACGGCTTAGGTATAGGCTTTAACGATCCAACAGACTGGATCTCAACGGGCAATTACGCACTCAACTACCTTATTTCTGGTGACTTCTTTAAAGGAGTTCCACTAGGTAAAGTAACGGTATTTGCAGGCGAATCAGGTGCAGGTAAATCATATATCTGTTCTGGTAACATTATTAAAGCCGCACAAGAACAAGGTATTTTTGTTGTCTTAATCGACACAGAAAATGCTTTGGATCAAGCGTGGTTAGAAGCATTAGGTGTTGATATTTCAGAAGAAAAACTTTTGAAACTCAACATGGCGATGATTGATGATGTTGCTAAAACTATCAACGAGTTCATGAAAGAATACAAATCAATGCCAGACGAAGAACGTCCAAAGGTATTGTTTGTAATCGACTCACTTGGTATGTTGCTTACTCCGACTGATGTAAATCAGTTCGAAGCAGGTGACTTAAAAGGTGATATGGGCCGTAAACCTAAAGCACTTACAGCATTGGTTCGTAACTGTGTAAATCAGTTTGGTAACTATAATGTTGGACTTGTTTGTACTAATCATACATACGCATCACAGGATATGTTTGATCCAGATGACAAGATTTCAGGTGGTCAAGGTTTCGTTTATGCAAGCTCAATCGTTGTTGCTATGAAAAAACTCAAACTCAAAGAGGATGAGGATGGTAATAAAGTAAGTGATGTATTAGGTATTCGTTCAGCGTGTAAGATTATGAAAACACGTTATGCTAAACCATTTGAAAGTGTACAAGTTAAGATTCCATATTCAACAGGTATGGCACCTACTTCCGGACTAGTTGACATGTTCGAAAAGATGGGTGTATTATCTAAGGTAGGGAATAAATTAGCATACACAGACAAGGAGTCTGGAGAGATTATTGCCGAATTCCGTAAAAACTGGACTGAAGATAAGTTGCACATTATCATGAAACAGTGGGATACAAAGGCGGCAGAATCTTTAACTACAACGACCGAACCGGTTGAAACAGAGGAAGAAGAAGCATAATGGATGAACATCTAATCATTACTGTTTGGGATATGTTCCGTGAATATATTCCAGAAAAAAATCGTGAAATGGCCGCAAATCAATACGTTGATTTCTTGTTGGGTCACGATATTGATGCAGACACATTATCTGGTTATACTGGATATGATCCGCATTTAGATGAAGCAATTAAAACCGTAGTTGCCGAAGAGGGAGTCGACGATGACGAACTTAACGACGAAGATAATTATGGTTACGAAGACGAGGATTACTAATGTGGTACAGTAAGGTTAGTCGAGATATTTCTCACTTGCCCGATTGTATTGAGTATTATTATTCTCAATTAGAAGAGGCTAGGAAGGAAGTAAAAGTCTACGGAAATCTCGAAAAGGCTAGTGCGGCTCTTCCTGGCATCGTCGAACAACGTTTCAACCAGCTTCAAGAAATTGAAGCTGTGTTGGAATACCTAAATATCGAACTTAGACGCACTAAATCAAAAGCGTTTAAGAAGTATCTTGAAAATTATCAACGAGCTCTAAGCAGTAGAGACTGCGAAAAGTATGTTGAAGGTGAGGCCGACGTAGTTGACCTAGAAAAGATTATCAACGAATTTGCATTGTTGCGTAATCAGTGGTTAGGAATTATCAAAGGCCTTGATATCAAACAATGGCAAGTTTCTAACATCATTAAACTTAGAACAGCCGGAATGGAAGATGTACAAATATAATCATGTACGTAGAAGAACTAATACTCCGGTTAGCCTGCGAAGGCAAGTACCTGTTTGATACCCCACTAATGCCCCAAGTCGGTTGGGAATACAACTTTTTAAATTCAGTCGGCGTACAGATACATTTAGGAAACGCCCTCACAGAAAAGCAAGCTACCCAATGTTTAAAAATTATCAAGCGTTATAAAACACAATTAGAAGTATCGTTCAACACATCAATAGATTTAGACAATCCTGTTTACCAACAAGGATTTAGATTAGTCAGCCAGAATAAATCTGTACAGATAGCAGACTACAAAGGGTCTAATGCGATAAAAGTTAAATTTCCTTACGATGAACAATTAATCAAAAAAATACACGATTACATAAACAGCACCAATTGGCGGTCTGTGCAATGGAACACAGCATTGAAGGAATTAGTAGCCAAATGGGATCAAGATGAAAAGGCTTGGATTTTTTCTCTTAAAGAAGAAAACATTATATGGATTTCTCTAAATCTTGTTCCGTTAGGATTCGAGCCCGATACTAAATTTAAAGATTATGTTGCAGAAATAAACACTGTATTGGACAATATAAACGATCACGCTCCTATGGTTATTAAGGACGGCTCAACTTACGGATTTAAAAACGCATCTAGCAAAATAGCGGCATACGATACTGATAATGTGATAGATTTTTTATTCTATGCCAAGCATCGGGGGATTACTACCTGGGACGAATCTGTTGATGAAGATTTTAAAAATGCATCAGATTCTCCTGTCATTCGTAGTATCCTTAATAGTATCAACGCACTATACATCGACAGTAATACATACGAAATTGCAGAATTTAATGATGTTTTAAAATTCAGTGGTCCAACACTAATCATTATCCCCGGCGGTAGTGAAATTGAGCACACAGTTAAATGGCATCAACACGCATTAGATTGCGGAATCACCAATGATCAAATCGCGGTTTTATTTAGGACTCCTAATCAAAGTAGTGGCGGGTTTAATCAGTATGTACGTGAAAATAATTTAAACAATGAAATCAGTGAGAATACTAGGCTAGTATTTGTCAGTACAAAAATTCCTAAACCTTTGGTAAAATCCGGTATTAAAATCAACACAATTATTAACTTAGGTTACTATAGTCAGATACATTTTTCTATGAGTGTGCTCTTGCAATCACCACCTAATATAGTGTATTATAACAATAAGCAACCACACGGAGTAAACGTTGTCAACAGCTAAACTAATAATAAAAGACGAAGTTAACGTAAAAATTGAAGGCTTAGATTTAGATACTAGGAAAGAACTAGTTAAAAAATTCAAGTACTTTGATCCAGCGGCAAGATACATGCCGGCGTACAAACTTGGACGTTGGGATGGTTGTACTACGTTTTTTGGACTAGGCGGAACTACGTATGTTAGCCTACTTGATCGCATCCTTCCACTGTTAGAGCAATGGGGGTATTATATCGAAGTCGAAGATCACAGAGTATCTGAGTCGCTAGCATTTAGTCAAGTAGGCGAGGACTATTGGGGCGATACTTGCTGGCCAGAAGGTCACATGATGGCTGGTCAGCCTATCAGATTGCGTGACTATCAGTGTGAGGTTATTAATAATTTCTTAGGTGCACCACAGGCTCTACAGGAAGTTGCTACAGGGGCAGGAAAAACTATTA